CACCTCTACCACGTATTCGCCGTCCAGGTCGGGGATAACTTTGAGTAGCTCGGTGTCCCAGTGAGTGGGCGGGTATAGGTCGTCGGCTACCTGGATGATGAATTTGCCGGTGGAGGCTGCGGCGGCACAGTTCCACGCATCTACGGCGTTCTGGCGCTTGAAATTTATTTCTAACTTTGCCGCGTAGAGGGGTGGTATATCTGTGTTGAAGTTATTATTTTGAGCGATGAGGTCGTTAAGATCAATGCACAAAATGTACTCTGTATCATGTGGTTTATCGCAGGACTCACACCACGCAGTCGCAGCCTTTCGCCATTCGTCAGGCACTCGCGCCGTCGCATGACATAGAGAGAATGTGGGCTGGTTAGCGGACAAAGATGATGTTCTCCTCGTTCTGCATCGCGGTCTTATAGCCGTTAGGAATCTCCACCCAGGCCCCATCATGCTCCACGCAGATCACCTTAGGAGTAGCGACCAGCAGCAGATCCCTCATCACGGCCACGCTTGTCCCCTCGGTGTCGATGCTGACCACATCGTAGGGGCCACGCTCCAGCAGATCCAGTATCCTGAGCGTAGGCACCCAGTAGCGGGCCGAGAATCCCTCGTTGATAAACCGATCTCTGTTGTCGATGCTGGTAGTAGAGTAGGTGCGTGTGTTGTTCCAGAACGGCTGCATACTGCCATCCCCCACAGCCCCGTGTACCAGATCAATCTTGTCGTTATCCCCATGCCGTGCCAGCAGCGCCTGGAATGCTTCTAGTCCCGGCTCCACCATCACCCCCCGCCAGCCGCGCTCGACCAGACACATGGTGTTGGAGTAGTTATAGCCGTCGTAGGCCCCTATGTCCAGGAAGCACCCCGTCTCCATGAACTCGACAGCTTTGAGAATGTAATCCTGCTCATCCTTCTGCGAATATTTCATCCCTTTAAGTTCTCCCCTGCTATTAGCTTCCCGCTACTGGTCTTGTAAATTGCCGGGTGCTCATCTGTAGCAGAAACAACCAGCGTGTACTCGTCAGGAGAAGGAGGCAACGGCATCCAATGCGTGGGCTTCAGAGCATTCTGAACGACTGGCGTCAGCGCGGGGTCTATATTAGTCCAACATTCCCCATGCCAGTACAGCACCGTGGGGATACCGAACTGACCTATACTGTTCTTCCATGCGCACAGAACCCAAGTGCCATCGCGGGGTGCAGTTTCTATTGGTTGCCAAACCGTCATCCTTTTATCCTCTGTATGCTCAGCAGCGTCCCCTCCCCCTCCTGCCCACCCTCGGCGATCCACATGGGCGGCTGGGTGAGATTCATCCGCAGCCGCCAAGCGATGATGGAGGCCGCAGTCTGGTCATGGCGGTGGGCGATGAAGCTGGGATCAGCCGACCCAGCCTCGTCAAATACCCCCTTCAGTCCCATCCCCGCCCAATGAAACAGAAACTCTAGGGCAAACTCCCGAGTCAGCCCGAACGCGGACGCAATGACGTGGGGGATGTGGTTGAGTTGATCCCTACTCAGCCCTACCAGCCGCGCCGCTTGGTCGCTACAGAATGGCCCCGTCATCAGGTCATAGTTGGCGCTCATCCAATACCCCTGCTGCTCGATCAGCTCCCACAGCGGCGTCAATTCAGCCAACGGCACGATCGAGGAATCCGCCCACAGCATCGTATCTATCCCCAGCCTCACAGCTTCCGTCAGCGCCGCCACCTTGAACCCATAGGGCACCATCTCGTGACTAGGGGAATCGGGGGGTAGTTCCTCAGACCAGAAAATAAACTCGGACCTTTCGTTTAAATTCAACAACGCTTGGTTGAGCCGCTTCTGCCCGATCAGGTAGTTGCCGCCAGTAGCTACATTGACGATAGCCCTCACGCCTTCCACCTCATCAGCCCCAGCCCATGTGCCTCCCGCGAATGGTCCACAAACTCCCATTGGGGGTTGGCCTTGCAGTAGTCGAGAATAGCCACCGTCATGTGGTTGCCTAGCCCGAACATCCAAGTGTCGTGGAAGATCCATAGCGTCTGGGGGCCAGCGAACCGTGACCAGATCGGTAGCTCCAATTCCATGTGTTCGTAGGTGTGGATGGTGTCGATGAAGATGATATCGGCAGAGTGGTCGGGTATAAGCTCGGCTACCTTGATAGCGGTAGATGGGGCTTCCGACGGCCCGCAGATAAAGTGCCAGTAGCTATCCGGCACCTCCTCCACCCCCTCCGGCCTGATATCGACGCCAATGTGCATCTTCACCTCAGCCGCCGACCGCTTCAGCCCCCGGGCAAATGCTCTGGTCGAACCAGCCCCCGTTCCCACGCCGACCTCGATAATGATCCCGGCCTTCGACGCAGCCTCCTCCATGAACGGCATGTGGTAGGCGATATCCGACTGATCCGGCAGACTCATATATCATTCCATTTATCCAGCTTGAGCCTATTATCTTCGTCGTCCAGCACCACAACGGTTTGGCCTGCGCGTAAGAGAATATTGATGACGGTTACCTGTGATACTTCCCACGTGAGAAAATAAAAGGCCGATATGTCGCGCAGATCAACAAACACACTTGCCCCACCGTGGGCCTTCAGCTGGACTTTTAGGCCGTTCATTCGTATACCACTCCCTCCACCCGCTTCTTATGCTCATGCCCCGGACTCAGCTGGCCGTCGGTCTGTGTGATGCCAGTATCCAGCACCACATGTGGCCATACCGCCCCCACCTTATAGCCGTCCGCGCGTATCTTCTGGCAGAAGGCGTGGTCCTCGCTCTGGCCGACGCCGGGGGCGCCCGACTCCTCTAGTGGGCCGTAGGTATCCCAAATACCCCATCGCATCAGCCACGAAGTGCCGGCGACCGCGCCATATTCATTGACCTCTCCTTGGTGATTTATTACTTGGTGGTATGGATGGTTCTGCCCTCCTACTAATACATACTGCGGATCGACATCATCTGCTAGCTTTGTCAGCTTCTGTGACCAATCTTCGGTAAAAAAGACATCATTGTCCGACATATACAGCCAGTCGCCGCGACCGAAGTAGTGCTCGCTCCAATACACCCCCAGATTCTTGATCTTGCTCACCACCCCGTTGGATCGACCTATCCGCAGCACGCAGGCATTAGGTGACTCTACCTCAAGCACGTCATCGCTTTGGTCGTCTACTAGGGTGAGGTTAAAGCTGCCGGGAGGAGTGTGGGAGTAGAGGCTGACCACAGCTTGGCGCGTGAGGTTGGGGCGATTCCTGGCTATCATGACGACGTTGATCATATACGTAGGGGTAGCTCATCTCTGAAGTTGTCATACAACCAGACGTGGGGCTCCCGGTGGTCGTCTTCCACGGTCTTCCCCTGCTTCCTCAGCATCTCCGCATACTCCACCCCCGTCGACGTCCCACCCCCATGATGGTGGCAGCGTATCCCCTGCATCTTCACCTTCCACCCCAGACGCGCCGCCATGAGACACAAATAGAGGTCGTAGCAGTGGAAGCCAAACGGAAAGCCATGCCACCCCCCGATCAGATCGAGGAAGCTAGTCCGCGCGACGATAGCGAATCCATCGACTACGGCTACGTCCTTCACCCCTGTCTCCCTTACCCCATGCACCTCCCAGTCCACCTGATTGGAGGCATAGTTGATGCGCTGCAACTGCTCGATACGGTATGGCGTCTTATAGATGTCGTCCACCGCCAGCCCGGTAGCTCCCCCAAACCCCAGGATGGCTAGCTTGGGATCTTTGTCAAACAGATGACGTACTGCTAGTGGCTCCAGTATCTCCAGATCATCATGCAGGAACGCAATAACCTCATGGTCCATGCTAAACGTCTCATAGAGCGTCTGATAGGCCTTCACCATGCCCACGTTCTCGGGGAAGTTGGAGTAGCAGTCGAGATCTAGCAGCGTACACAGCCCCATCCACTTCAGCCACTGATCCTGCTTGTCCTTGGATGTGCTAGCTGTTACCGCTATCACGCTTCAACCCTTTCCTCACCCACTTCTTCCATACCTTCACCAGCTTCGGCCAGTCCAGATGCTCCACCTGCCGCTCCTCCTCGCCCCCACCCCTATCTATCGCCGACCGTAGCGCTTGGGCCACATCCGCCGCCTCATATATAGCGCGCCTGACGTTGTGCGGCGTCTCAATCCTGAACGCCTTTGCCGCCACCTTCCAATGCCAGAAGTCCGACTGCGCCCCATATGCCCCCGTGACTACTGGCACCCCGCAGCTCATACTCTCGACTACGGGATAGCAGAACCCCTCTCCCCCTGAGATGACTAGAGTAGCGTCACAGGCCGAGTACAGTGCCGCCATCTCCTTATCCGACCGCTCCCCGATATCCGCCACCACCCGATCCGCCACCCCATACTCAAACGCCAGTGCCTGGAGGTTCCAGCCATGAATCACTCGATCCGTATGCGCCCACAAGATAGCGTTCGGTATCAAGCTCACCGCCTCGATCACGGTGGGCCAGTGCTTGCGATCCTGGTTGGACATGCAGCAGCCGATGAGGGGGGCCACAACGTCTACACCCAATATGCTTCTGCCATATTCCTTGTCTACTGGCTTGAACACGCTACGGTTGATGCCGTGCGGTATCCAGTCGATATCGGGGTGGTTGGTGACGGTGCGGGCCGTGATGTCATAGGCCCACTTGGATGCCAGACACACGCGATCATAGCGCGCCATCACCGAGGCCGTCTCATACGGCAGCATTCCCGGTGATGGCCCCTCCGCGTCCTGCATGAAATACCCCCAGCGTTTGAATCTGCCAGAGGTTAGGAATTTTTGCAGCTTCTCAGGCATTCCCTCGCTGGGATTGGTGAACCATAGGAGCCGGGTGGCGTCCCAGATCGTGAAGATGATGCCTTCTCTGCCGGCGCTTAGATCGCCCCATGCCTCGGCGATCTTGTGCTCCCCCCACCCGCCACGGAAGCTGTATTGCGCCCAAGGAAACTTAGCCCGCCCCGTAGCTTCCCTCCCTAGGTAGCCGACATGGAACTCGGGCATCGACGACAGCAGCCAGGCGAGGTCATGGCCGATGCGACCTAGGCCATTATGTAAGTCAGGACTATCCCCTAGGATCAGCAGTGGGGTGGCGCTCATGACTTGGCGGCGGCTTTCGATTTGAGTTTGCGCTTTGACTTAGACGTGTTGGCTTGTATGCGTCGAAGCATAGAGGGAATCATCTGGAAGTTGGGGCATAGGAGCAGATTGTTCAAGCGCTGCAACTCGTCACGAATATCCATAAGGATGGCTAGTTGTATCCACTCTGGGGTAAATCCATCATCCCTTTTCCATAGCCTCCAATCGACATTCTTAGGGCGCTCCACAAGATTCATATCGGTGCCCCAGCTTCCTTCAGCAGCCTCTCCACCTTGCCCCCCTTGGACTTCCTCCGACCACGGATCACAAGGTAGACGAATTGAGGCGTCACCTTGGCCCGCTCGGCGATCTTGGTCATGGTGCCACGATTCGCCGCCTGCCACATCAGCACCTTCATATTAGGGGTCGCCATGATTATCTTCGTTCTAACGCGAATACAAGGCGCTTCAGGAGGCTGACGGCATGCCAAGCTGGAACATAGTAACGCCATGCTAGATCCTCCCAATCCCAGTTTGGGTCAGAGCCAGCTGGCGGTATGCCCGTCTCCACATAGCTGTTTATGGCTTCTATCGTCTTTTCGTGAGCGGCAAACTTTGAAGATGTGCCAGCGCCGAATACCTTGGCCAAATCATCGAATTCAGGTGGTGTAATTTTTTTAGCCATTGGAGGTTTAATTTTAACCTACTTGGAGAAGGTTGCAAGCAGGAAAAATATGAACGCTAGCCAAGACCAAGGGAATCCGGCTCCAAACAGTAGCTCTTTGGAGAACTCCGAGAGCATGTAGAACTCCAAGCGTATTTTTTCCCTGTTCATGAGGTTTAATTTTAACCTATTGACAATATCCGCGCAATAGGTTAATTTTAAACATCTGCTTTTCCCAAAGGCAGGTTGCTGATCCTCTGTCACCGTGGCGAGGGGGCTGATTCCCACATCCAGTCTCAGTCCTCCTCGCCCCTTTTTTCCTCCCGTCTAGTATTCACCAGCTTCCGCTCCACAAATGCCTTCCCCGTCTTGACTGATTTGGCAATCACCGCCGCCTTCACCCCGTTCTCCAGCAGCAGCTCCCGGCTGAGAGACTTCCGACCTTCTGCTTGTCTTTCGTAAAACACCCAATCCAAGTAGCGAATCCCCTTCTGCCTCACCTCGCGCTGCAACTCCCCGAGTGCCACCTTCAGCTCCTCCAGCCGCGTCTGGTTCTGCTGGATGAGCGCCGCCAGTATCTCGGCTTCCTCAAACAGACCAACCACGTAGAGCGCCTTATCCGGGCTCAGAATTTCCCTGGGGTCGGGCAGCTCGTCGTACTTTATGCTGCTTTTGCCCAGCGCGTCATGATGCTTCCCTCGGTTTTGATCGGCACCCTGCATCTCAATTCCCCGCTTTCGTCCACCAGCGCCCGCTCCATCTCCCATCTGCACACCTCCTCCACTTCCTCCGCCCACTCCGCGTCTACCTCGATCAGCAGCTCATCATGCACCGGCAGCAGCGCCTCCGCGTATACACCGCTTGCCCTGATCCCCTCCAACACTCTCTCGACGCGCGCCATCCCGATCTTCATCACGCCGGCGGCAGCGGCCTGGATGGGGAGATTCCCCGCCTGCCTCAACCCCGCGTACTGAACGCGCTCCAGCTGACTACGGACTTCTGGTACCAGACGGGTGCGCCCAAACATATCCCACACCATCTCGTACCGCCTAGCCCTCCAATGCTGGAGCTGAAAATACTCCAGCGCGTCTGGGTATAAATTAAACCACTTCTCGATGAATCGCTCGCACCACTCGATGTCCAGCCAGTCAGGCATGGGCAGGCCAGCAGTCGCATACGTCACCGCCATCAGGTCGTACAACCCGGAGGCAGTTAGCCCATAACAGTTGCTGACTAATTTGCCTTCGACGGTGAAGCGCCTGCGGGGGCCTGCATTGCGGATGTCGTAGACCGGCGTCTCCTGGGAAATCGGCACAGGATCTCCTGCCAAGAGACTCCCTGAGCGGCTAAGCGCCTCGTCGTGCCGAGTGTCAGGCGAAACCATGGGTAGTCCCTTACTAGCACTGGGTACAACTGAGTGGCAGTCAGTACTTGATTCTTGTAACGCACCCATTTGTTCCGTCGTGTGTTGCTGCCATTTTCCGAACGTGTCTCTAGCTCTAGATTCCCTGGCGCGTAGTGGCCGTCGTTGTCCTTTCGGCCAATATCCACTCCCCGATATGTCGGGTGCGGCAGATAGCGCAACATGTACTTTATGAAGTGCTCCGGGCTCTGAAACCTGCACTCGATCCCCCGACCGCCATAGTTGGGCCAACTCGGGCTCCTTGGGTTGGTGCAGCGCTGCCACATAGCCGAGTAGCGTTCCTGTAATACAAAGGCTCTCGGATCGCGGTATTTGGTCTGTTGGCACTTGCACTGTCGGCTTTTGCCACTTAGGATGTTGTCCACCGATACTTCCCTCACTACCTCGCAGGCCGTGCAGGTCATTTTCACATGCCTGTATGCCTTCCTCCCCAAGCGGTAAATCTTTGACGCCACCCGGAGCGTATCGAACGGGATGCTCTCCACGGCCTGTAACAGCAAGTTCAGATCCCTCGGCCACGGCTTGGGATAGGGGGATCTTTCGACCGTCTTGTACCCAAACTTTATGGTCCGGGGTCGCGGTGAGTCCTTGGTAGGTGATGACTCGCTTGATGCCTTTGTAGATGACTCCTTCATGGCGGACGAACTCCTCTCCGTCCCATACCATATCATGACATGACACGTTTTGTATAGGAATCAGTCCATGGTTTGTGAGCACCTGCTGCCCATGCGCGATGCATACTCCAAAGTTAATGTTTTTGCACGGATTACGCTGGGATATCTTGTCCACCTTATCGGGGTCGTCAATCCCAAACGCCCTCATCGCGGTCTCGGTATGGATGTCGCCTCCCGACTCGAACACACGTATCATGGCCCGCTCCCGTGCGCGATCCGCCAGCAGCCGCAGCTCTATCTGGGAATAGTCGATGCTAATGAGCCGGCAGCCGGGGCGCGAGATAAAGGCTCGGCGGATCATCTGGCCCAGCTTGGTGCGGGTAGGAATATTTTGCAGGTTGGGAAGTTTACTGGCCAGGCGTCCTGTAGACGTCCTAGTAGTGGGCAGCTGGGTGTGTATGATGCGCAGATCGCCTTCTGCTTTCGCCAGCAGCGGCAGCGCGTCGGCATAAGTGGACTTCAGCTTGGATGCCTCCCTATACTCCAGTATCTTTGGGATAACGGGATGATCGCGCTTCAGCTTCTCCAGCTGCTTTTTCCCCGTCGATATCCTGAGGCCGCTGGGGGTGCGCTTCAGATCCTTCCCCTCTCCCAGCTTCAGCGCCTTGAACAGTAGATCGGCTATCTGCTCGGCGGAGTCTACGTTGATGGCGATGTCGTCCCCTGATTCAGCCAAAAACGCGTTGAGGTAGGCAGGCGGGATATAGGAGGTGATCTCCAGCTCTAGTTCCGCCATCTTCGCCGCCAAGATCTCGCTAAGCTCCCCCAGCCTCTCCACATCAATCGCCACCCCCACCTGCATCATGCGGCAGATCTGGGGGATGGGGAGCAGATCGAGGGCACGCACGTTGGCTAAGTCAGGGTGGCCGGGAAGCTCGATGCCGCCGAATAGCATCTACTGATCCCAATCTTCTACCGGCACTTCCACCGCCAGCTGCTGGTCCATCCACGTCCCTACTCGCCCCGTCACGTCGGCATCCCTACACCCATACTCCACGACTTCCTCCAGCGGCACATGCCCAATCCCAGGCCTCGGCACCTCCCCGCATACTTCTACCAACTCATCAGTCACCAGCCCCGCCGCCTCCGCCCGCTCCCAGATGTCATAGTCAGGCTTGTGGGCGTGCTTGATGATCCTGGCGATGTCACGCTCCATCGCCGTACGCCTATAGGTGATCTTGAGCTTGGTTTTGAGCTGCGTCTCCTGCCGCTCCCGGTTATCGCTCGCCCAGTCCCATGCCCTCGACAGCCACTCCACCATGCGGGCGCGGGAGTAGGGCATCACCAGATCCTCCCAGGACTTCATCCGAATGCCGAATAGCCGCCACCCTAGCGCCTTCAAGCCTTGTGGTAGGTTGCCTCGGTGATACGCCTCTTGCATGGTGTCACGGAACTTGAACCCGGTAATCCCCATTTGCTCTAACCAGTAAAGGTCGTGTGGAGCATTGTGTAGGACGAGCCCTTCATAGTGCTTGATGTAGCCCTTGAACCATTCAAGCATTTTTGGCTCATTCAGAATCATGAATCCGAAGTTGGGGGATTGGGAAAACTGTAGCGAATAAGCGCCTTCTGCCGTGTTTTCTGTATCTACCGCCAGCCAACCTGACTGCCCGTATGCTGCTGCGAGCGGCGCATGGGTTAAAAGAGAGTATTGTGCATACCGAATACCATTAGGCGGCACCCACTTCTCCCTCCGCCACTGACCCATGCGCTCAAAATCCTGTATGAGCGGTATCATGAGGCTGGTCTGATGCAACCCCGCAGCCGGATGGTAGCTGGGCCACACCCACCCCTCCCACGCCCCTAACACGCTTCTGGCATGTTGCTTCTCCAGCCAGAGCGGTATCCCATGGTCCTTGTCTAGCTCAATCTCAGGCACTAGCTTGCACGCGGTCGCCCCCAATGGCACAATCACCCTAGGCCTGCACCTGGCTACCTCCTCTGCCAGCCAGTACCGCGCACACGCCGACATCTGGGCCTCGGTAGGCTTGGCATTAGATGCTCCTAACCGACACTTAAGTACGTTGGTGATGCGGACCTGGGACCTATCGAGGCCTGCTAAGGGCAGATACAGCCCATCCAGCTCCACTCCCGCATCTCCCACAAACACCCGCTGCCTCCTGTCCTCTTCCTTCCCCGGCTTCTCCCCAATCAGTAGGTAGTCACAGGGCTCGGGGCCGGATGGGTGGACGAAGCGGCAGTTGGGATCGCAGGCGGAGCAGCGGCTAACCATCAATCCCTACTAGCGCGCAATAACTCACAGCCACTGTCATAACCAGCCTGATAAACAGAATCCAGCAAATCCACTACTTCCTCTACCATGCTTCTAGTCCATCCACCAGACTTCCGCAAATAAGCTACCAACCTGCCTTCTCTATACACGCTAAACCCCTCAGGCATCGCTATCAGATCGTACATATCCCCCCTCCGCTTTCAACTCCTCTAATCCCTGCCGCTCCACCCGCATCTTCTCTGCTGCCTCCACCACCTTGGGATCGCGCCTAGCCCGCTTGATACTGGATATCGCCTGCTGCCGCGATACGTCCCATGCCTTGGCAATAGCGTCAAAAGTGTCTCCGCGATTCCGCCTCCACAGCATATCCACGCGGCGATTGAAGTGGTAGAGCTGGAGCCAGGTCAACGATTAAGCGCCTCTACGATCTTCTTCGCCCCCACCTTACCCACCGCCCCCTTGATCAGCCAGTCCTTCTCGGTCGCCATCACCATCTCCCGAACGCTCCCAAACTTCTTCGCTACTTCCCGCGCTCGCTGATCCAGCCCAGGCAACTGTAGCGCTACCTTCTCCACTAGGCTGACTCTACGCGGCACCAAGCTCATTCGTCTCCCCTGCTGCCCGTCTGCCGGCGCATAAACCATGTCATGAGCCTTGTGCTTGGCCCACTCCTTATCCGTCCACCACCGGTATAGGTCCACTATCTGCCATACTGACTCGCGCGGTGAAGCAGTGCGCCGATATACAACCCCAGCAAGAAGCTCCAGAGTTGTGAGATAGGCATCCACAGCCCGGTAATGAATGCCACGACCATGATTGCGGGACCAAGTACCGTTGTTGATCTCCAGTTCACCGTCTTCTCCAGGTCGCCATATCCCCTCCACAATCAGATAGCAGTAGTCGTACTGTTCAGCCATCCCCGGCAGCTGATGCCCCGACAGCCGCTTTGACTGCATGGAGGCAACCAGATCGTGTATGGTTTTGCGCTCGACGACAACCGCGCATTCCCCATTCGGCCCATGCCCCACAAAATCTGCATCCCCGTAGTCGAGCTTGGAGCGCTGGGGCCGGATACCAAACGGCTCGAATAGCCTAGCAAGCTCCCAAGAACCGGTCCGATAATCAAGACGGATCACTGAGTAGTATTGAACCAAGGCAGGGCATCCTCGGCTTCCATCTGCCTTCTACGCTCCTCCGCCAGCTCCTGCTCCGCTTGGTACTCACGCTCTATGATCGTTTGCAGGTGATCGGAGAAGCTGCCCTCCGGTCGGCGGATATCCACCTTCTCATCCACGATGATCACGCTATTCCCCGTAGCCTCCAGCTTAGCCATGTCGGCGGCTGCTAATGGATCATCAGCGTCAACTACAGTTTCAAACTCCGTTGTCCGCGTCACCCGTATTAGATACTCCATATTTATTCCCCTTCCTGCCCGATCACCATCATCAGGTTCTCCCACGTAATCCCCTCCCCCGCCAACCCATAGTCAGTCAGATCCTGCCCCTCCAGCAGCGTGTTGCCCTTGCAGCGGATAAGCTTGCACTTGTATTTGGCCCTGTAGGCGTCCTCGGGGTCCATATCATACTTCTTCTGACCGCTCGACAACTCAATAGTGGCCGTGACAAACCGATCGATCTGGTTGAAGCCGTCGGGCTTGAATTTGCCGCTGGGGGCTTGCTTCTTCTTCCCCTGTGTATCCACTTCCCCGGTGTCCTTCCATATTTCGGTAGCTTTGCAGATCAGGCAGAGGTTCTTCTTGCTCAGGGCATTGATGATGTCGATCATGTCCTGGTTGGGGGCGCCGCGCATGAACGACTCGATCTGGTTGCGGCGGCCAAAGTGGGAGAAGAGAATATAGTCGAACAACTGGCTACAGCGGTCGATCACGATATTCTCCACGTCTTTGTGGTCGTGCAGCGCCATCAGCCGGTCAATCACCCGCTTCAACGCCTCCGCATACACGGCCTTTACCTTTTTGGGGTCGTCGTTCATGGCGATCTCGACCGCTGCCTTCTCGCCGATGAATGGTTCCTTGTTGATGAGTATGGGTAGGCCACGCTTCACCCGGTGCTCATCCACGGTGGCCTTGGAGTTGCGATCGAGCGCGATCCAGCCGCTCATGCCGCCGTTGGTGGGGAGAGTGGTGCCAAACCGAGTGGTCCCCGTGTTCGCCTCGCCGAATACGCAGACGGCTGGCTTGACATCGGGCTTGGTGTCGGAGGTGAAGCCCTCTATTTTGATCTCACGCACGCGCCCGCTCCGGCTCTACCTGATCCTTATTTGCCATGACCACATTCCTCCAAAACTCCTCCAGCTCCTGCTCGGTGAATCGTAGCAGGTAGGTGCGATACACAGGCGAGGGCGGTCGGTAGTCGCCATTCACCCATAACACATGCAGCCGCGCGTAAGTGAGCCCCATCATGGCGCAGTAGCCCGCCATCTGCCACACCCATAACCGGTTCAAGGGGGCTAGGATATCGCCGTATTTGTTGAGCGACTTCCACGTACATTTAAACTCCTCCAACCAGTAGTACTTGGATGGGCTGGCTTCCTTAGACTTACCATCCGGGCTGCCAAATATCCCATCCCTCTCACATTCCCCAGGTTGCCACTCAATCGTCGGCCACAACCCCACTGCCCACTCCTCCCAAGCCATCCCCACCGCCATCCTCACCGGCATTCCATCCTCCTCATCCTCCCGCGTCAATATGCCCGCTGTCCTTGCCGCATACTCGATCACGCCGCTGAGATGGATGCCGGGTGAACGGGTAGTCGAGATGCGGCGCTTGGGGGTGCGGCTATTGATGTCCGACCAGTCGAGTTTGATTTCGGATTCGGATATGAGCTTGGGCATTGGTGAGTTAGCCGGGGACCAAACAATCGGGGTTTTCAAGGCCTCTACGACTGTTCAGCCCCCTACCTCAGTACTGAGGATCTTATTCAACTACCAGGGAATATCGCTCCCCAGTCGTCCCTCGTCGCCAAACACCACAGTCCCCTTGTCGAAGTCCACTGTCATGCCGTAGTCGGCGGCATGTTTGCGTAACCAGGCGTCGTCCTTGGTAAACGACATCACCGGCACAAACAAGCGGGGGTCGATCTTCCGCTCCTGTAGCTGCTGGTTGATGCGAGTGTTAAGGGCCTTGCGGGTCATGGAGACGCCAGGATTCGCCTCCTGGAGCGTGACCAATATCATCGCCAGCAGCCCCTCGGCTTCAGCGCCCTTGTCCTGCCCATTCGCCGCTGCCCCGACTGGTGCCTTCCCCGTGGTCTTGGATTTGGGCTTCTCGTAGGGGGCACGGATGATGCGGTCGACCACCTTGTAGTTGATGGTGTTCTTGTCGTCGGGCCTGATCTTCTCGTCGGTGACTTTGGTCTTCATACGGCACACTAGCCCCTTGAAGTCGGGCGCCCAGATGCGATCCAGATACTCTTCCTTGTAGCCGGCGTCCTTGAGCGACCCATAGAGCTGGCTCACCGACGACTTCTCATGGGGCATCCAGCTGGTATTGACCAGAAACAGGGTATTGCCCCGGCTCTCCCCCGGATCTGCCCCTGCATCCTCGATCTCGTTATCATCCGGCGACTCAGCCTTACCCGGATGCACTTGGGCCAGCGACTTGCCGCCGCATGAGAATAGCAGCCGCTCGGTCACGGGCGTGTCGTCTTCCGGGTGGGTAAGCGGCTCTAGCTCCTCATCCAACCGCGTCACATCCCATACGAGCGACGTGGTAATCAGCCGATCCGGCATCCCCGGCTGTGGATCTTGCGGCTTAGGCACAGAGAAATAGCTGTCATCGACCCTGACATTCCCCTCCTTGAATCCGCCACCGGTCGATTTGACGGCGTTTTTGGGGTTGAGTAGTCCTTTTGGCATT